TTATCGCCAGACCATGGGAGGATTATGATTATCTATGATAGACAGACAAATGGGGCAAATCCGGCAATCACGGATTTTCTACAGGATACAGATCAGGCTGGCACAAATACTACAGATTCTTTCAGTGGGTTAAATATGAATAATAGAGAGAGATTTGTAACTATAATGGATAAGAAGTTTATAATTCCCCAAGCGACAGCGACTGCAGGAGTTTTGACAAATGTGTTCCCTAATGATTGTGAAATACCAGTTAGAATAGATGAATTTAGAAAACTACGTGGGCTAACAACACACTTCAGAGCAGATTCAAATCCCGCAGTAATTGGTGATATAGCAACAGGAGGATTATTTATAATCTCTCTGTCTGAAGAACAGACTGCTGGCACAGAGTTGTTCAATTTTGAATTTAATGTAAGACTAAAATATGTAGATGTATAATAAATATTTATTGAACCATATAGCGCGAACCATATAGTATTCGCACGATAACAAAGCCTTTTATGAAAGAAACAGCACAAGAGTTTAGCGCGGTCCCGCTATCCTCGCGAGCAAGGCTTTAGCCTGTAACGCGGGAGCGTTTACGCGAACCGCGATGCGAAGCGAGTATGCACGGGACCGACGCGTATAAAGAATGTTCTAAGAAGAATAATATTCACTGAAAAAAATTCGGGAAAAAGGGAAATAAGGTGCAGGCTCTATATTACCCTGCACCTTGGACACTTGGACATTGGAAATATGGCACGTGTTGGATATTGCTTTACTTACAATAATTATACGGACGATGGTATCGTTGCTCTTAAGGGATGGCTCACCGAGCAAAGTAAGTATGCCTGTTTCCAGAAGGAGGTGGCTCCTACTACTGGAACACTGCATCTGCAGGGCTACATTAATCTTAAGAAGAAATCGACTATGAAATCGTTGCAAAAAAAGCTCGGTGAGCATGGTGTTGCACTGACGTTGATAAACGCGAATGGAACACCCGCACAGAACCGAACCTATTGTAGTAAAGAAGGAGGAAGTGATTTTTGGGAAATAGGTAATTTATTAATTGTGGTATAAAATTAAAAACTTTAGGTGAAATCAAAAATGCAGGCCAGGGGGCTCGATCGGATTTAACTGAAGCATGCGGGAAAATAAAAAATAAACGCCCGCTTATTGAGATCGCGAATGAACATCCCGAAGCTTGGGTACGCTACCATAGAGGATTTACAAGTTTATCTGACATTCTTGACGAAGTCCCAGAAGAAAGAGAAATGGATGTCATTCTGTTTTTTGGAGATGCACGGTCAGGAAAATCTCAAAAAGCTAGAAGATACGCTAAGTTGTATGGGAAACATTTTAGACTGGGTGTACCAAACGGAGACACTGTCTGGTTTAACGGTTATAACGGTCAGAATACTCTTATCATCGACGAATTTAAAGGATGGATGAAACCTACCTTTTTAAATGATATACTGGATATATATCCCGTGGATTTGCCTACTAAATTCGGATTCGTTAAAGCTAAATACACTCACGTATTTATAACTTCAAATTACCCGCCAGAGGAATGGTGGGGAGAAAATGTGAAATGGAATAAGGAAGCTTTATACGGAAGAATTAACCATATATATCAATTTACTGGAAATAATTATTTAACCTCTACGGTTAAAAAGTTAAAATAAATATTCCGTTAATTAAAACTGGATTCATACAGTAGTGACAGTGATACAGAAATATATGTATACAGGGAAGAGAGCACGGAAGAAACCTCAGACGAAGACGACGACTACCACTCGAGTGACTCGACCCTTTCGTCCCCCAAGGCAAGCCCAAAGAAGCGTCATACCTGGATTGTTGTATCAGACGAAGACTGAGAAAAAAGTATTGTTCACGGGTACTGCGGATCCGACTAATGCAACATTGGCGTTTAATACGACTGGTAATGTGGTTTGTATTAATTTAATACAAGTTGGATCTTCGATGTTTAATAGAATTGGAAGAAAAGTTGAAATGAGATCAATAAGAATAACGGGAAAGTTGAACACCGCAGCAGTAACCCGGGCTACTTTATCGCCAGACCATGGGAGGATTATGATTATCTATGATAGACAGACAAATGGGGCAAATCCGGCAATCACGGATTTTCTACAGGATACAGATCAGGCTGGCACAAATACTACAGATTCTT